TAAAATCAAGTACTTTTTTAAACTCCAAATCATCTGTTTGATGTATTGAACCTGCTCTTCTTGGCATCTCGTCTATACCACTTTTAGAAAAAAAGTAACCACTTCTGTTAATGTAGGCGGGTTGTCCGGTCTCTGGATCTATGGATGGAGAATACATTATTGACCATTCTTTTTCTATTGATTCCTTTGTCTTTGATATCAGAAACTGCCAGTCCAAACTTACAGCCCTAGGAAAAAGCACTACGCCATGACCCAGATGTTGTGCTTCAACGTCATTGTTAATCATTTTTTGCCTTTTCTTTTTCTACTTCTTGGGTAGTGTCGTTACTCGTTTGTGCTCTTTCGGTAGGTTGAAGTAATCTTTGTTTAATATTCCAATCTGATATATTTTTGGACTCTATATAAGAAATATAATCATTAAATAGCTCTGGCATCCAAACTTGCCCGCAGTCTATTTTGCCTTGATCTTCTGTTATGTTTATTCCTCTCTCTGGATGAGATGAGCCCTGAGCAAAGTATCCCACATAGGCATATCTCTCACCATCAGTACATGGCGCAACCTCATGGGTAGCTAAATAGTTAGATGGGAACATAAGTATGTCTCCGGATTTTGGAGAGTATTTTACGCTAGCGTATGGAAATATAATTTCTCCGCCTTTATATCCATATTCTATACTGTCATCTTTTTCAACACTGTCATTAAAGTATATTATGGACCCAACTACATTACGTATAGCTAGTTGTTGATCGGGAATTGCACCTGGCTGATAGTTTATATCATTATCGCAATGTAATCCAAAATAGCTCCCAGAACCATAGGCAACAACGTGACCTTTGGTTCTCCACCATAAACATGGAAGAATCATTGGAAAAATTTCTATGTACTGCAGTAATACCTGATACATTTTGCTATCACAGTATTTAAAAAAATCATTATGTTTTTCATCATTAGATTCAAAATCCATAATATGATTACAAGCAGAGTCTACATCATCTAAAGCATATCTATGGCCTGATCTATTGATCGCATAGAGTTTTTCTCCAAGTTCATTATGAATAAATGTAAAATCTTTTTCAAGAGCTTTTTGTCTTAAATTAGCTAGATATGGAATAATTAAATCTTTATCTATTTCAACTGCTTTTTTAAAAAGAACAATCCCCATTCCTAAATGAACTGGTTCAAACATTATATAATTTCCTTATACAAAATAAGTCTTAACTATTGCCCTAAATATTGGATTCCTAGGATAGTCTACATTGATGCGTTCTGAATAGTTTATGTTTGTTTGTATATGCTGAAATATGTCCTCAATCGTTGTCTCTAATGGATCAATTCCTTCTTCTGCGCAATACTGATAAACTTTTTCTTCTAAAGAATTTTTTTCTTCGTTTAATTTTGACTGTGGAATTTCCACATTTCCAGGATAATTATTAAATATAGAATTTAATGTAGTATACATTGTGTGAGCTAGTATATAATTTTTAAGATTATCTGTTATGAAATTTACTTCATTAATATAAAAATCTGTAGTAGTAGCGCCATTTATATATCTCGCAACCTTCATCGGAACTTGTCCTGAAGATATTTCAGCTGCAATGTTTTCGAGACCTAAATTATCTATAAATTGCTTTGCTTTTATTGATATATTTTCAACGCTATTGAATGGCGGCTCTGCCGCCTGTTTCCACTCATATATATTTGCTATTGCACCAGCCATAGTCTCAGCAATAGTATTAACGCCTCTTGTCTGAGGAAAATCTATATTTTCATCTGGACATTCTAGAAGAATTAAATGACCAATACCAGTCAAAGACAATAGTATCTTTGCGCGTTTTATTCTGTAGGATTTCTCTCTTTTATAAAAAGGAAAAGGACCTAATCGATTGACATCACATCTATAAGCGATTTCTCCAGTATCAGAATTTAAAACAGGAGTTGATTGAGGGTCTGAATTTAAGCTAAGAACAACTTGACTATCATTAAAGGTCCAAATAGTAGTTGGATACTCTGATTTTAAATCAATTATATCTTTTATATAATGATAATAAGTAACTTGAATAATATCTGAATTTTCAGATGAAGATACCTTAAAATTATGATAGCCTAATAATTGCGTATCATCAACAAAAGCTATTAGAGTTTTATCTCCCATATCATAGAAATCTACTTCAGTGCATTCCAGTAGTCCATTTTCTGTAGTAAACTCTATTTTGTTTGCGCCGGAAAACGGGGCAACTGCATAATACTCGTACTTTTCAATTTCTAGTTCTTGTATATGTTTATTCATTTTCCACTTGTTTCATCTTTTTATCTATTTCTTTTATTTTTTCAACTAGATTCTGTACTGCTGTTTGTGAAGAGCTATTTTCATTAGGAATAAATAAATCTTCATCAAAAGTATCTGGGTCTATACCAAGAATATTTAATCTTACTAAGAGATTTTTATACAACTCAATTCTAACGTCATTGTATAATTTTATTTTTTCTTCTTTAGTTAAAGAAAACTTCAATTTATTCTCCTAACTTAGCCAATTCTCGATCTATCATTTTAATATTTTGTATAGCACTACTTGCATTGTTGCAAAATTCTAGATTAGCTAAGCCATAATTCTCTTCAGTGCCCTCAAAAGTTTCTATATCAAAACTTTCTGGATCCAAACCAAGACGAACAAGACTTTCATAAAGTGCAGTTTCATGAATTGGTTTGGCAGCTAAAAGTATTTCTCTTTTTTTTATTGGATCAATATTTTCAAACATTATTCCTCTTATTTCCTAGTATGGTTCACTTAACTGTAGTAACCCAGAATACGGTTTTCCTACCAGTTTTCCGTCTGCATCAAGAGCGGTTTTAATTCCCTGAGTCCAGGTCCATGGATTTTCTATATTATTTTTCATTTTTTTGTCGCCATATTTTTGGCGTGACTCCATTAATTCTTTTTTGTCCCATAAATTCTCTACTACAAATTCGCAGTTTTTCAAAAGTGTATTATCAAATATATTGAAAAACATAAATGGTTGTCCAGATTTAAAAATAATTGGTTCTTTTATTTTTGTAATTTTCCAATTCATATTAAACTCATCTGGCCACCAAGAACTAGGTATGGTCGCGCTCAATGGAACTGCTCCTTCTACAAAATAATTTGGAGAGCCACTAATCCAAGTGTCATAGCCTTCTTCTGTGTTTATTGCCCAACCAGTTGTAAAGGATATAATTCCTATTATAGATGGAACGACTAAAGGTCTTCCCATATACATTTCGCCTTCAAGAATTTTTGGCGGTTCGTTTTGACCACTCCATTCAACAACGACATCTTGTGGCAAGATTAACTCCCAACCATTTACATTAGCTGATGTCAAAGGAAGACACTGATAGGCATGTTTTTTGTATGTTTCATCCATCCAGTCTCGCCTAACTCTAGACTGTTTAATTTCGGGAGAATTTTGATGAGTTTTAGTTAGCGTTATTTTGGTCATCTTCTTTTAAGAAATCTTCTATAGCTTTTTTAATGTTACTAAGAGCCTGCTCAGAATTAATAGTTCTATTGCCCGCATTATATCCAAGATCTAGTAGGTCAGAATTGCAAAATCTTTTCATTTTTTTTCCATCTTTGGATATTATCAATTTTTCAAAGTTACCCTGAATTGGATCGGTTCCTTCTTGAATTTTTTTATAAAGTTCATGAGCTTTATTTTGTTCATCAATTTTAATATAGGCAAGTTCGGAAAATGGAAGATCTGTTTTATATAGCTTTCTCATATGATCTCTCATATTAAACGGTGAGGCATTGGAGTCACAAAATTCTCCATACGCATCCTGACAGAAATCCGTACTTGGTATAGCAACTACTTCAAATCCTTGATCTTTATATTCGTCATAAAGATCCTGAATTATATTATATTGAGCTGAATTAGCACACTCGCCAGTTACATTGACTAGCATTGTTACTTTTCCTTTTTTATTTTTTAAAATATCCTCATTACCATCTAATGATTTTAGTTCAAGATCATATACATTAAAATCAAGGCTTTCAACTGTCGATTCTTGTAAGGGATGCTGATCCATATGTATCTCCTGTATTTTTTGGCGTGTTTGTAGAAGTGTCCAAGTTATGGGTTCTATCATTATAATCAAACATAGTAACGGCTGAATACTTTATGCCTTCATTAACTGGGAGCGATGCGTGAGCAAATATGTAGGTTGACGGAAAGAACAGTATGTCACCCTTTACTGGTTTGAACTTAAGATTCATGTAAGGAAACCAAAGTTCTCCACCATCATAGTCGTCATTAAACCATCCGACCGAGGAAAGAGTGCACGAGTAAGAGAATCCGTCGTCAGTATGTACAGCGAAGTGTTGCCCTTCTCCATATCTGACAAAATTTATAGCTTCCATATATTCCATGGTAAAATTAAATCTTTTTTCATAATCATTTAAACATTGTTGCAATATAAAATTGTATTCGTCGTAACAATTTTTAATTTCAATAAATTTATCATCAATATACTGCCAGTGTTTTTGACTAATTTTTAAATCTACACAGTCTCTATAGTCTGGCTTTTCTTCGTTATATCCAACAACAGCTTTTTTCCATTGGAAAAACTCATGATCGCTATCCTTTAGTGTTTCCTCAAGTCTACTTGGAATACTAAGATCTTCTACGCCTGTTTCTCTATAGAGGATAATTCCAAGCTTTGGCTCTTCTACATTATATACCTGCATTGTTCCTTCTTTTTTATATTTCTGTCTCGTTTATAATTGGCCTATTCCAGTATACTGACCAATCAGCGTTTGGGTTTTTATTTGGTTGCTTTGGACTAAGATTCATGCTAACTACAAGTCTTGATTCCTCAATTTGATGTCTCGCAGTCATGTGTTTAAGATAGGAATTAAATACTACTAACATTCCTTTTTTTGGTGCTATCGACTTAGTCGTTTGCATTATACCACACCAGTCTGACATAAAGATTAACTCCGCTGAACCGTCAGGAACCTGCGGATAATACGCAATAGAATAATATTCATCTGGATGCGCATGCAGGTTTGAGTGATGACTATGGGCTATGACGCTTTGATTTTTAATAAGTTTTACTGACCACATATCGTCTATTTGATATTCTTTTCCGGTTAGTTCTGTCATTGAACTAAGTATTGCGTCTTCTAATTTTGTTATTTCTGCTGTTACTGGCACAACGAGATCTTCATACTGCACAAAGCCTCTACTAATCCAACCATATTCTGGAGATTCCTTCTCTATTCCAATGCTATATTTCTCGATATCTAAAGCTACCTTATCGTGATTTATGTTATCTAAATAGGTTACATAAATATTTTGATTTATAATATTAACTTGTTCAAAAATTTTATTCATAGTAAAAACTTTCATTAGACAAAGCTGTTGGAGGATTATCAACATGCCAAATATTAGTCACCATAACTTGTCTTATTCCAGAAGTAGCTGGAGTAGTACAATGTAGTTGATGTCCAGAATCAAAAATAATCAATCTATTACCCTTGTATGCTAGTCTTTCTTTTTCTTCTAAAGAAGAAACATGCTGTTTAATATTTTCACTTTCAAGTGCATTTAAAGTGTTGTCTTTAAGTTTGTTTTTATGAATTTCTAAAAATCCACCATTTTCATTCTCACAGCCGTAATAGATAGAACCAAGTATTGGGCCAGAAAAAATCTTTTTTTCTGCGTACAAAAAAGTATCTTCATCTACATGATTGTCTAAATACTGGCCTGCAGAAAAAGTTCTAGTCCAATACTCTATTCCTAATATGTCATTTAAAGGAAAATTTAAATTATCTTCCCAAATCAACTTAATAATTTTTTTCTTTAAGGTGTTTGTTTCGGATCTCCACCATCCATTCCAAAACATATACGGGGCATAACAATCTGCTTTTTGATCATGGTAGCTATTTATTTCAGTGGCTATTTTATCTCCAACTTCCATAATTGGAGGAAAGAAATTGTTATCATTTTTTAGTTCTGATAATATCAAAGAATTTTTTATAAAATCATCTATAACTATCATATACAAACCTGTCTTTGGTGTATAATTATTTCTGAATCTTGCTGTATTATATCATACAAAAAGTAAGAAAGGCTATGTTTTGAGTCAAGAAAAATCCCTAATAGAACCTGGTTATTTTGGTTCGTCCGTGCAAAAAATACTTATAATTGACAATTTTATTGAAATAAAAGATTTAAATATTATACAAAACTTTTTGCCGCATATCAACAAATGGATGGATGCTGGGGAAAATATTTATAATGAACAAGGTATCTGTACTTACGATGCTTCATATTGGGCCAACAGACAATGTAGTAGCGAAATACTAAAAGAAATTAATCCGGAAGTCTACAATATTATAAATAAATATATAATTAAAATGAAATTTAAAATCAATGAATTTTATAATGTAAAAGTATACGAAAGACCTCCTGTTATAATTAAGTGGAATCCAGGAACAGAGCAGCAACCTCACGCAGACAAACAATTACCCGATGGTTCACCTAATCCATTTCCAACTTATGATATAAATTCTTTATTTTATTATAATGATGACTTTGAAGGTGGAGAATTATTCTATCCAGAATTTGATTTAACGATTAAACCAGAACCAGGACTAGCTGTTGCTCACCCTGGTGATATTTA